TATAATAATCCGGAAGCTGTTGCAATGCGACAAAGCCCGCTTCTATATGAGCTGTCATTCCAGGAAAAAATACAAGCGTCGCAGGCGCCAGTAAGCAAATTAAAATTAGCTCGTCTTTCCACGAACCTTTCATTTGATCTACAGCGGATTGCTCCCACTTCACTTTACCAGCGATTTGATCTTCTTTAAGTTTAGTAGCAGCCTTAATTTCTGTAACTTTTAATTCTGCTTTTGCTTTTTTGGTCTCGACGAAGCCACGGACCGTGTCTGCGGCCACGCCGAGGAGAGGTTTAGCTAAAAGTTGCCAAACCATGAACTATGCAGCTCCACCTGTCATTGCGCTTATTACCCAAAGAACAACAATTGCAACAATAGCAGCTTTGATCCAGTCTTTAATTGACCAGTCTGACCACTCTTTAATGTGTGCCCATAAATCTTTTAATAAATTCATACAACCTCCTAGTTAATGAATTGTCAAATCGAAGTCTGCTTCAAATTCGACTACTTTTTCTACCTCATGTTCACAATTTTTGCAATCACAACTAGCACAACTACCTCCATTTGAACAATGACACCCATGTTCACAATGAATGCAGTTATTATCCGAAAAATTTAATTCCTTTGGTCGCTGCACCTGCTCCTCGCATTGTTTGATTAGGTTTTTTAACGTTTGTATCAACGTCTATGCCATCTACAGATGGTCCAGGCTGAACTTTAAATTGACCACCATCTCCGTAGCCCATTTTCATCATACCACCACCCATATACTTCTTTTTTTTCTTATCTTTTTTCATATTTACCTCAATGTATAGTTGGTTTTACTAAATTTAATTGAAAAACATCCTCAAGTTGTCTTTCAAATGTACTTTCTCCTATTTCTTTTGTTATAGCAAGATCTAAATAAATTGCTTTAACAACAGATAGCATGGCTGAAGCCATAACTAACCTTTCCTCATTTGTTTTTGCATATTTTTCAATGTGTGCTGAAAAATCAGCTATGTGTTGATACAATAAATCGTTTACTGGAGCGGTTGACATTAATTTTTTCTCATTTTTGCCTGTTTTAAATTGATTCCTGCCCTCATAGCAGCTATTTCTGCATCTTGATCTAGCTTTGCTTGATCAATTTCAGTCTTTTGCTTCAATTTATCTCTGTCAATCTCTAATTTTTCCATATCATACATTGCTTTTCGCTGTGCATCTTGTTCTTTTATGTCAATTTCTTGTTGTTTTAAGTCTATAAGAGGATCTTGATTACCTAAACCTAAGAATTCTTGCTCTTCAGCAACGATTTCTTCTGTTATTTTAGATTCAACTTCAGCAATTTCACTTTCAAGTCTATTTTGCATCTCTTTTTGGAGTTCTTGAGGTAGTGGTTGACCTTGCAACTGTTGTTGCAACTGTTCTAACTCTTGTTTATTTTTTTCCATGACCTGTTGTCTCGCCATAAAAGATATATGCTCACTGATGTGAGATTGTAAAGCAGCCATGGCAATTAAACTTTGTCTAACTAAACTAGAAGACATAAATGCTCTATGTGCTTTTATATGAGCTTCATGATTTTGCTCAGGATAAGCTATTAAAGGTTTTGACTTTAATGCTTCTGAATTCTCCTTTGCCGGATCAACAGGTCCTGGTTTGGGAGGAGGAGGTAAAACCGTATCTATATTCTGTACACCTAACGCAACATACATTCTTCTGTATGCTTCATAAATATTATGAATTTTAGGATTAGCGGCTGTTAATTGTAATTGTGCTTGTGCCAACTGAATGCGTTGAGACATTGAGAATATGTTTGGATCTGATACTGGTATAATATCTACTCTATCATCAAAATCTTGTTGTTTAATTAATCTATTACCACCCACAACATTGTAAGGATATTCTGGTGGTAAATATTGTTGAAATACTTTTGCTAATAGTCTGAATTCTACTTTTTGTGCGTAATGCAATCTTTTATGTATTGCACTCATAACTTTAGTGCCTTGTTCAATCATAGCCATTGTTGTTCCTACAGGATTAGCTTGATTAGAATCTGCAATTTTAGCGTCTGCTACTGATGCAAATCTTTTACCAGCATCAACGCAAAAACCTAAAAGTAAAAATAAAGTTTGACTTGGTTCTTTGTAAGGTAATGGTAATAACCCTTGTCGTAGATCACCAGATGGTGCATCTACATCCCTGAATTCACCGGGTTGGATTGGGTTATCGTCGTCTGCAACTCGCAACCCTCTTGCTTTAAAGCCGGCAGGGAGATTGGACAACGTACCAGCATCAATGAGTTGACGGAGTGCTGACGTAGCTGTCCTGGAGAGACCCCCGAGCATGTGTATAAGACCAAAGCCATAAAAACCAAGACCAGGCAAAAACTTATAGTGTACAAAATACTGGATTTTTTTTCGTAGGGGATCGTTCTGTCTAAAGTTTCGGTATATGGATAAAACTTTTCCCGATCCTTCGTCAACAGTAACAACATATGGTAGTCTTATACCTGTTGCTTCTCCTGTTTCCAAATTCCTATCTTCAAACCCTGGTATGTCTAAATCACAATGAAATTCTAGTAATGTATATTCATTATCGTCTTCTTCTCCATATGTAGTAGAACTTATTCCTTGTACGTCTCTGTACTCTTCTTGTACTTCATTATTTTCTACAAGCGATGGTCTAATTTCTACATCTCTGTAAAAACCACCAACCTGATTTTTTCTTATTTCGTTATATGATTGTTTTACTACATGTGTAACTCTTGGTGTTGATTCTAAATCTGTAGCATAAAAAGGAACAATTAATTCTTCTACAGGAATAAAGGAAGCTTTAGCTCTTTGTTCCTGCGCATCAAAATAAACTTTTTTAAATGCTGAACCCGCTAATCCTAAATGAAATAATAGTTGATCCATATCAGGATCATATTCTTCCATCACTGTAGTAATTTGATAATTCATGTAATCTTTAACTCTGTTGGCTTGTTGTTCACTTTGTTCGTTTTGTTCACCAACAATATTACATTTTACCGGACCACCAGGTGGTAATAATTCTTTGTATGCTTGTGCCTGAAACTGAGTCGCTGATTCTGCAAGCAAAGGATGAGTTACCCCGCTTGCTCCTTGAAATGGTCGAGCTCTTTCTTCATATTTAAATCCTAATAATTTAATACCATCAACGTAAGATCTTTCCCAATCCTGTCGAGAGGATCTATCATCTTCGTAATATGCACGAAGATTATCCGACATTTTATTTAATTCATCTTCTTCTATAACTTCAGCCAAATTACCATCGAATGGCATTTCTGGCATTTCTGGAATATCATTAACTAATGCTCCTCCATCGTCTGTTAATTCTATGTTTAATTCTGACTGGTCTTCGGCTAATCCTACCGGATCTATTTCGCCTGCGCCCATGTTTGGTAATGCTTTATCTATTGCCATTATAACGTCCCTATTATTTCCTCTATATCTGGTAATCTAGAACCTACTCTACCACCATCTGCATGCATTGGTAAACCTATTTTTCTGATCGTCTCTCTTGCTTCTGTAAAATCAATATATGGTAATCCTGATACTTCCATCTTTTTACCATCAAAAGATGATTGAACTAAATCAGGAGCAGCAGTTTTATATTCATTAAATCTTTCTGGGCTAAATTGTAATGTAAAGTTCATGTCTTCTCCAACCCCAGATATTTTTATTTTTGCTTTTTCTGGATCTAATCCTAATTTAATTGCTCTTGCTACTAAATCTTTGTTTATATCTTCAGCAGCTTCCATCATAAGTTTATTATATATTGTTTTATACCCTGCAATGTCTTTCGCATTAGCTGATTCATATACTCCTACAATTTCTCCAGGATTCCACGATACGTTAGTTTTTCCTTCTGATATTGCTTTTTCAATATGTGATTTAAGAACGTTTTTGACCCAATCTTTTTGTTTTTTAAATGGATAGTCTTGTGCTCCCGTCTCATATCTAGTTCTTCTTAATTTTGCATTTTTAGATATGTCCGCATACGATCCAGAAAATTTAACTTCATCAGGATATACTTTGGCTAAGAATTCTTCTATTGGCATTTTTAAAGTGCTTTCTACACTAGCTTTGATTGCACCTAGCGTATCAACCCCTGCATACAAACCACTTCGCACTTCCCCAAATTCTGACGCATCTAATAAATCTTGTATTTGTTCAAGAACATCTCGTTCTTTATCTGTTGCTCTGTAGCGATCTGGGAAACCTTCATTCGCCATACGTTCTATTAACGTTTCTTGTCCTTTTTGTCCTGTAGACATTTGACGAGACCAATACTTGTTGTAATCAGTAAAAGCATTATCTCCCACTTTTAATTTTGAAATAGCCTGTGCATTTAAAAAAGTTGGATTTCTTGTTTTGCCTAATTCTTTTTTGGATTGTGGCGTGAGCCCTGCTAAATACTCGTTAGCATCATCAATCATCTTTTGTGTTACTTTTCCGTAATCATCTAAAATTTTTCTTTTAATAATAACTTTTTGGTTTGAAGTTAATTCCTTAAATGGTTTTCCTAAAATATCCATGGAAACCCGGTCAACCGTTACATCAAAACTACTTGGTTGTTTTTTGTTTTTCATTTTACTTATTTCCATTTTTTGTTTTGCTGCAATAAATTCTTCTGCATCCTCTATTGTTCCAAAACTTTTCTTTGGAAGTTTATTATTAGTTCGTAAATTAAATATTTCGTAAATAGGATTATCATCCGTTCCTTGTTTTAATCGTGCTTCAAACATATCAGGAACAGGTCCATCATTTATTGGCATGTTAATAGGGTCCGTATCAAAATCATACATTTTGTGATTTTTAGAAAAATCCGTCCACGCATCATTCAATGCTTTTTCAGCCTTTGGTCTAACTTTCTCTGCCGCCGCTTCTAATATTTTAATGCCTGATAAATCTTCTGGACTTTTGTAAGATTGAGAACCACGGTGCACATCACTTTGTGCTTCCATAATATTTTCGGTAAGTCTTCCATCAGTTGTTTGTTTATCAATAGATCTACTAAAAGATACGGTGTGTGGTGAATCAGGATGACCTGAACTATGAAACTCATGTCTGGGCGCCTGCCCCTTTTGTGGAATGAATCCTTGTTCCATAATAGTATAATCTTCCACCCTGGTCCCTGGCCAACCGGTTTGCATGAATCGATCACTAATGTTTGGATTAATGTTTTGTCGAATAAATCTATTAGCAATATCATTCATTCTTTGTGCTTCGGTATACAATAATTTAATATTTGGATTTTTTGATTTTCGTAAAATGCCAGGTAAAATAACTTTAGTATATTTTTCAATAACACTACTTGGATCTTCTACACCTTTAAATGTTCTTTTGCTGGTTCCTCCTGCCATCACTTCTAATTCATTTAAGAACTGTTGCATGGTTTGTTTATATTCTTGTAAAACACGACCCACATTTCCTGGAGTTGTAATTTGAATTTTATTTAATTCTTGTTTTCCAGCTTGCACCATTCGTCGTGTTTGTTCAGGCGTTATGACGGTTCCTGATTTTGCTGCTCCACCATAGCTACTTATTTCTGATGATTTTATAAAATCTAAATATCCACTTTTTATTTGGTTGTTACTAGGAGTAAGAAGTTCTTCTGCAATTTTTAAGAATGAAGCAGCATCAATAACTTGATCTCCACCTTGTTCAATAAGTTCTGATATTTTGTAAGACATCCCTGTGTCTTTCATTTCTGTTAATAAACCTGCGCCGTCTGCATCTTCCATTTCTTTTTTCCACGCACTTAATTTCTTTTTAGATTTAGGTTGGTCTGCATATTTAGTTTTTACATACTCATCTATTTTGCTCCATCTAGGCGCAATGTAATTGCTTATTTCTTCTGTTTTTGCCACTTCGTCTGGATCAAGTGATGGTTTTTGTATAGTTGGTTCAGGATCTGTTACTTGTGCTGTTTCGGTTCTTTTAGGAGCTGCCTCTACAGTTTCTTCTACCACTTCATCTGTTTTAGATATTGGTGTTATTATTTCTTCATCAGCTAATTTAGAAACTTTACTTATCTCCGGCGCTGCTTTTGCAGTACCTGTTACCATTTTACCTAAAGTATATGGGGCCGTGAATACTGCTGTAGGAGGACCTGTATAATAACCAATCTTCTCACCAAGTTCATCCATGCTCATGCCGGATAAAGTTTCATCTACTAAATTGAATCTTGGTATCTTACCTCTGTAAGCACCCATATATTTTGTAAATGTTGGGTCTTCTAAAAGTTTAGTTATTCGATCAGGATCTGTAGTTGTTGCTAACTGCGCACCTTTCATGGTAGCCGCTAGTGTTCCCATAACAAGTTCACCTATTCCTTCAGCCGAACCTGCAAAATAATTAATTACCCCGTCAGGTAAATTATATAAACCTTCTTTAAATATTTCAAAACTAGTTGCATCGCCTATAAACTTTTTACCTTCTGCCATAGCAGCTTGTCTCATTGCTTCTATTTTATCTGGATCTACGGGAAACTTACCTTGGTCTCCGTATAAACTTTCGTAACTTGGAAACTGTCCTATTTGAAATTGATTAATGTCATAAGGATCATAATCACTAAGTCTACTACCATCATTAAATTTAAATTTTCCACCATTCATATAAAATTTATCTAATTCATCACCGTACTCAGTTATAAATTCATCTTCTACAAATTCATAATTTTCATCTGTTCTCATTCCAAGAGAATAAGTTTCTCCATCAACTATTACTTTTGTTTCTATTCCATGTTTATCCGCT